CGCCATGATCATGCCACCAGCCGGTCTCACCAGTGCCTCGGCGCATGAACACGAACTCGCCTTCGCGGCGAACCTCCCGCCACGAAACTGTTGCTGTAGCACGCCTGAGATACTCATCCATTGTCCGGTGTCTCTTCACCGCTCAGCGCGCGAAGTGCGATCCGCACCCAACCGATATCGCCTTTGGACAATTCCGCGTATTTCCCGGAGCACAGGTCCTGCAGGACAACCTCGAGGTTTTCGACGGCTTCTTTGATTTGGTCTTTAGTCAACATGACTTTCTCCGGATGTATTCGTACGACCTTTGCGCGCAGCCGCCAGCCCAGCACGGTAGCCAGTCCCGTATCCCAGGAGCCACTTCCACCAGCCACTATCGTCGAAGTCGGCTTGATAGTCCTGACGCCAGCGCTTCTTGTAAGCGGCGAGGGCGCGCGGTGTGAAGCTGTTAGCCTTTTTCACTCTGGCCCCTTGAATGTCCCCGGTTCGATGAAGTATCCCGATCGCCAGCAGTACGCGCCTTCGTTGACTTCGGGGCGGCATGTCTTTGCCGCGCAGTTGCATTCGGTGGGGGCGGCGAACGGTTGCGTGGCCTGCGCTTCCGTCCCCATGGCCTCGCGGCCCGGAACTGCCCCAGTCCCATCACGTTGGGCGCTATTGAGGTTCCCTGCCTCGGAGCCCTTAGCGGCCGACTCCGGCGGATTCATAACCTCGGCCCGTTGGGTGTAATCGTTCATGACGGTGAGCCTCGCCCACGGGTGCCGGCATTACCGGATACACCCGTGGGGTCAGCCCTTCTCTCGCTATGGCGGGGCTCGGCACCGCAGGCGACTCCGGTGATGTGGGGCGTCCCCCTCCAGCCGGCTACAGAGAGCGCTCCAGGCCTGCGGACCTTGCGCTCGGTATGACTCTGCCAGGGCATCAAATCCCCGAGAGCCCCTATGGTATTCGTTGAGTTCATCGCGGCTTCCTCCACTCGTCCGCCTGGGGACACGTGGAAAAGTGTGAGACGTGCCGTTTTAGGTCCAACTGATGCTCGGCATCGGTCGGGCGTGTGGTCTTTGCGTCCACCGGCATGCGCTTGCCGGTCTTCGTGCGAAACCAGACCACGGGCTGGCCGCAGGACTTGCAGGGCACCTCGAAGGGATGTTTCTGGCGAATCTCTTCATCCATATCGTCGACCTACTAAGGTGTTGATTAGCTTGGCGTTTGTCATGGAAAAGGCCCAAAACAGGCTATTTGGTCGACAGTCCACCGTCGTGGAAGTGAGCGGCTCATTCATGGCATACCCTCGACCATGTAGCGCACCATTGCCTCCGCCTGCGTGGCGTCGAACAGGTTGGTGCCGCTGGGTTGGTGCTTCATCGGGTGCGGCGTGTGCTCGTTGAACTCGGCCTTGAAGCTGATTCCGGCGTCGGGGCTGAAATTCTCCGGTAGCCGCCAGCCCAAGAAGCGGTTCACCATGTGCTTGATTTGCTCGTCAGTCATATCAGTACTCCGTGCAAGCGAACAGTTCAGGCTTCGATAACCCGGCCGCTACACGCTGGGCCAGCTCTACTCGAAAGGTGCGGCGGGACTTCTTGATGGGCCGCTCACGTTCATCGACATCCACGAAGTGGAACTTGTCCAGTTCCTGCTCGGTCAGCTCCCGCGCGTCCTCAATGGCCTCGTCATCGACGCCGGTCTGATGCTGGTAACTGGCCTTGGCTTCCTCCAAGGTATGCGCGACCCACCAGTCACAGTCATCCATGCGGAATACGCGCCACGGAAGCGGGGCAGTCATGCCGGGAGTTTGCTGCACCGTAAGCAACTCCTCAGTGGTGAGCGGCTCGCTGTTGGATGTAGTCACTGTTGCACCTCGAATTGGCCCAGGTCCGCGTATGCGATACGGAAGCCACTCGCGTTGCGATGTCCGCCGCCACCGTACTGCTTGGCGATAGCCGACACGTCAACCCCGTCATCCGTGGAGCGCAGCGAGAACACGCGACCCTCCGGCGTATCCCAGTAGCAGCCGGCGAAAGGTGTACCGGGCGTACAGAGCGCATGTCCGGCATCACTGGTTAGCGTGTAGGGCAGGTTGGCCATGGGGACGATGTACCCGCCAACGCTCATACGCCGCGTGACGACGCCGAGCAGCTCGTGGATATCCTTGAAGTGCTTGCGCTCGATCGCCTCGCCCTCGGTGCGTAATACAGCCAGATCGGCCTTGAACAGCATGTCCCACGTATCGAAGTCGTAGGGATAGGAGAACACTGCGGCCTGAATGGCTCGGGTATCGGGATAGGCGAACCGCCACAGATCCCGATCCTCAATGCGATTGATCAACTCGGGGCGTAGGCAGCCGGGATTAAAGAAGTCCCACGTCAGCCCCGCGCCGGATCTGTTCTGATCGAACACGGTGTAGATGCGCGGTCCGCCCTCGACCGAATCCAGCGCCACATTGTCCAGGAAGCGCGCCCAGTCGAGACGCCCCTGGTACTTGCCCATATCAATGATGAAGCAGCCATCGGCGCTCAGGTCTTCCACAGCGCTCTTGTGATGATCCAGCACGAGCACTGCGTGAGTCTTCTTGGCCATCTGCAGTAGCACGTCGCGCTTGTAGCTGAAATCCACGAGCACCACGAGCCGGCCGGACACGTCTGGTGGCGTGTTTTGGTAGACGCCCGCGTGGAAATCGACTTCGCCCCCGAAGTATTTGCGAACGACCCACGCAGAGCCGAAGCCGTCGGCGCAGTTCCCGTGGTAAATGCAGAGAGGTCTTGTCATTGTTTCACCTGTGAAGGGACTCGGTAATCGGCCATACCTGCAACTGTCATGATTGCGGATCCACAAAGTTCATGAAGCGGTACCACGCCCACACGAACACAACATCCGCCGCGAGCCAGGCGAGCAACCAGATCATGGGCTGGCCATCCGCTCCAGCAGATACTCCATCGCGCGCTCGACCAGCTTCTTGGCTGTCCTCGCATCCGTTCCCAACTCCGCGCCGATCTGCTCATAGCTCGCGCCGCCGCCCGCCAGGCGCAGGGCCAGCCGAGTCCTCGGCGGCAACTCCTCGACTGCCCGTTGCAGCGCCGCGAGCTCAACTGCGGTCATTGGCTCTTCCACCGCTGCCCTCGACAGTGCGCGACCCAGCGCGCGAAACGGCCACGTGAGCACGGCCCAGAGAGGCGCCCTCCCTGATGCGCTGCCGCAGTCGATCAGGAATTTATTTTCAGATTGCATGCATGATCTCCTGGCTCAGACGTCTTGTAGTGACGGAGCGCAATGACAAGGACGTTCCTTTCCTCGGCAGGCGCAATAGCGGCCGTCTAATGGGCTGGCGCCGATCGGGGAGGGCGAACGAGGGTCGAGGGTCGCGTGTTTTCCGTGTGCCTCCCGATGTACACGGAGGTGGACCGGAATGGCCTGTTTTGGTCCGGTTTGACTGACCTAAGTGGTTGATATCTTTAGAATCGGCCGCCCTTACAAGGCGAATGTCGTAGGTTCGATCCCTACAGCGCGCACCATCTATTTTTATAGGGTTTCCGTGCATTGTACTCACGCTGATTTCTTGAGGGCGTGTGCTACCGTTTGTCCAACCACTTTCGCCGCTGTCGCCACATTTGCGGGCGCCAGATGGGCGTAGATCTGCACCGCCTTGTAGCTCTTCCAGTTCCCCAGCTCCATCAACTCCTGCAGCGTCACGCCGTTCTGGACCGCCCAGGATGCGCCCGTATGCCGCAGGTCGTGCCAGCGTAGGGGGAGCACTCGCGCCCGCCGTGCGGCCTTCTTGAAGGCTGCCGTGTGGAAGTTCGCCACCGGTTTGCCGTCGTACCGGAAGACCCGTTCGCCGGTCGGCCAGAGTTGCTTGCACTCCTGCAGGATTTCGACTGCTTCGTCCGAAAGTGAAATCCCAAAGGGCTTGCCGGTTTTGGTTTTCTCGCCCGGTATCCACGCCCAGCGCTTCTCGATGTCCACGCGATCCCACGTGAGGCGTGACTGCGCCGTCTTGCGCAGGAGGGTGAGGACCGCAAACCGGGCCGCGAGGCTCAGATGCTCGGGCAGTTCGGCACAGAACGCGCGGAACTGTGGCTCTGTGAGGAACCGGGGTTCTGCCTCCGGATCGCCGTGCATCGGCACGTAAGGCTGGTCGATCTCCTTGCGCTTCCAACAGGAGCGCAGCACGGAGCGCACCGTCCTCATCATGCGATCGACCGTCGATTGTGCCCAGCCTTCCGCCAGTCCGTCCTCGCGCAATTGATCCAGTACCGCCGAATCCGCCACGTCCCGCACCGCCTCGTTGCCGATATTGGGTTGCAGCCACTTCAGAAATTCGCGATCCCGTACTCGGGAGCGTTTGGAGGTTTTCAGCCATCGCTCAGCTGCCTTCTGCCAGGAAATGGCACCACGGTCTCCGAGCTTGTGTCGTCGCCAGAGCCGGTCTCGCTCGGTCTGCTCGAATTCCTCCGCTCGCTTGCGATCCTTTGTGCCCGTCGTCTTGCGAGTCTTTCGGCCAATCCGGACCCACCAGACTCCGCCTGGCTTGCGTTTATAAAGCGGCATCGGTCCCACCATTGGTTAAAGTCTTCTTCTCGGACGACCCACTTGCGCCCAACTTTGATGCCGGGCACATCGCCTGCCTTCATGAGCTTGCGCATCGTGTCCGGATGACACTTCGCAAGGGCCGCAGCTTCCTTGATGTCGAGTGTATTCACTTGGAGTTCATTCCAGCCAACATCTTGAGCAAATTCATAGCGAGTGATGGATCGCAGTTGAACCATTCGCCGCCCACGCAAAACTGCCTGAGTTCGGTATGGATTAATCCCTCAACTTTATAGGCATCCTTTTCTTCGAACTGAACTGTCAGTAGCGGTTCGTCGATCATCGGATTGCCCACTCTCAGGCCGCTTAAACGCCTACCGATATTTTTAGCAACGCCAACTTTGAAAATTTCGCCAGCCGGAATCACATACACGAATGCTTTGCGGGGCGGCGGCGCGACCGGCTCCGGTAATCGAAATCCAACTGGAAGGAAAGTAAACCCTCTGCGCCTAAAGAGCTTTTGTATATTCCCAAACGTAGGATGATCATCGCTCACGCCACATCCCTCCGCGATAAAATCTTGCTCAGCGGCCACGCCGTCGAAAGATTCAGCCGCCGCTGTACCGTCTCCCACATCTCACGCTCAGACGGGTACACCCGTGTAAAGGCTTTACGGCCATCCGAGATCGCGACTCGCTGGTGCGGCTCGATCAGCTCCAACTGCTCGGGTGACCACGCGCCGCGGTGATGCCCCGGGCACAGGAAAATGGAATACCAGTGCCCCGCTCGCACGCCTCCGATCAGGATGTGGTGAAGGTCACAGCCCACATTCACGATCTCGAGGAATGCGCACGCGGGGCAGCCCAGCCGCTTCATACGGTCAATCCGCTCTTGCTCGGCCTTTGTGGGTGCGTCACTCATTTGGATGCCACCCGTCTGGATGCCGCATTCGTGCGATAGACATCAACCTTGATCACTTGCAACTCCCGCTTGGCCTTCAGCGCTTCAAACTCGCCTATGGCTTCGACGTGCCGCTGGTCGGCGGAAATGACGTCTGGGTGAACCTCAGCGAATGCTTCACGTTGCGCCACTGATCCGTCTGGAGCGGTAAGGAAGATTCGCTTTCGCGTGCGCTTGGCCAAGATGGCTGAGCGCTCCAACTCTGATTTTGCCGCCGCAATCGCATCGCACGTCTCCGCTAGAAACTGCAGTGCCGCATCACAATCGTCGGGAGTGAGCCCCATCACGCCGCTTTCGACCGGTCAATCAGCTCTTTGATCTGTCGGCGCATGCCCGAGGGCAGCATTCCCCACACCGCGCGATAGAGTTCCTCGTCCTCGCGCAGCTCGGTGTTGAGATCAACCACCGCTTGGTCGATCCCCACCTCGAACGCATCGTGGAAGCGCTTGGCGTACTCCTTGACGCGCTTGTCATGAGTTCCGTTGCGCTGCTCAGGCTGCTTGGTCACTTCGTGCGTATTGCCTTCTGCCGCGTTCCCGTCGTCATCGTCATCGGCGGAGATACACAACAGCAGTGTTACGCCGTACCGGCGCGCGTAGGTCAGGGCAGAGCCGTAGGCTTGCGGACCATCGTCGCGCACAAAAATGGGAATCATGTTCGTGAGCACTTCCCCGCTCGCATGCCGCAGCGTGGTCTCGACAAACTCTTTGCCGGACTCCAGCGCTTTCGTCGCCTGCGTGAGCGCAAGTCCGTGCTTGCTTAGCGCAGGCGTCACCGCGCGCAGAATCGATTCCAGCGGGGCATAGCTGAAGGAGTACTTGCCGCCCGATTTCATGGTGACCGTCACGCTTTTGTCGCGGCGGATCTGCTCAAACTCGCCTTGGGCGGCAGCGAGTGAGGCGTGTAGGTTTTCAGTGGTTTCCATGTTATTCCTCGTCGAAATCTGAGTCGTCGTCAAACCCGTGTTCAATGTAGGGCGGTAGGTCCTGGCCGCCGATGTCCCGACTGTCGTAAACATCCGCGCAATCCGGATGCGCATAGTCATGGTTCACGACCGCGTGGGGAGCATGCGTGTCTACGGAGCATTTGCACAGACAGCAGATCGCAGTCGGGTGAACCTGGATGTCCATGTCAGTCTCCTTGCCTGCGGGCCAGCCCCGGCAGATTCACGCGCCAGTCGCCAGTGCGCTCGCACAGGATCGACGGCGGCGGCATACGCCTCTTCGACGGCTTCGTTCGCAGATGCTCGGCCAAGAACTGACAAAGCCAGAGCGCAGCCAAGCACCACAATCCAAAGTCCATGAGCTTGTGCGCCATTACTGCAGCCTCCCGCAAACCGCCCGCAGCTCCAGCGCGATCTGCAGCGCCCGCATTTCCTCCTGCACCAGCGCTTGGGATTTCTCGCCGGCCAACTTGCGCAGCTCCACGTCAATGCGGATGCGCGTGAGCTCACCGTGGAGGAACTGGCGGGTGTTGGTGAGGTTCACTTGACCACCCTCAGCGGTGTGACAGCAGAGCCCGCATATCCCTGAGTCAGCTTCTGCGAGAATGTCAGCGCACCTTCGATCCTGCCGCGCGTGAACACCATCTCGAGGATGGCGCGATACAAAGCCTCGCTATGCGGCACGCCGTAGTTCTGGAGGGTCTCTTCGGCCATTTGCTCAGCAGTCATGAAAACGCTCCTACCAACAGGTAAACCAACCCCGAGGCCACCACCAACGTCAGATACACGCGCCACCAGCGGACCCAGTAACCGTCATCCAATCGAGCCGGCGCACCGCAGCTCAGGCAATGTCCCTGCCATAGACCGGCATGGCACCAGCAGCTAGGCCGCGCACCCCGAGGCACACCGATCCTGGCGAGGTTTTCTTGTCCGGTGGACTTGTCAGGGTGCGAGGCCATGGGGAGATATCATATTCAAGCGTGAATGAAAGTCAAGTCATTCGTGAATAATAAGTGGCATGACGGCGGGATGCCGCAGAGCAGCGGGGAACGGAAGTTCAGTTAAGTTCGCTTGCGGTCGATGGAAGTGATGTTTGTGCCCTGCAGTGCTCGCTGCAGCTCAGCTTCGCGTTTTTCGATTTCTTCGAGCTGGATCAGAAGCGCCCGACGATCGCCGGACTTGAGGCGAGAGATACGTTCGGCGAGGAAAAGGTCCTCTAAAGGCGAGCGGGTCAGGGCGGTCTCAAGTTCGGCACTCATGTGCTCGCCTTCCAATAATTCGCGTGGAATACGGAAAGCTGCGGTCAATGCAGCAATCGTTTCCGGGTCCGGTTTATGGCCCTCCGGGCCTCCGGCCCTGTAATGCCTGGAAAGCGTCGGCTGCGATACAGGGAATCCCCGCTTTGCACAATAATCCGCAACGCGACTCAGCACGAGACGGCCCTCTGCGGTGCGCAAACTGGGCATATGCTGCGTGACGCCTTCCAAGACGTCGCGGAACGATAATCGCTTCTTCGACATGTGGCAATTGTCCCCAACGGCCACGGCTGCGTCGAAAATCTGTTCATCCATGCATTGACAAGCATTCAAGCGTGAATAGAATGAGGGCATGGAGAAGCCCGAGGTTCTAGTCCGCCGACTCAAACGCCGACACAAGATGTCGGAGTCCAAAATCGTCGCAGAGCTCGCCAAGCTGGGAGTGAAGACCTCCCAGCCCACCATCAATCGCCTATCACGCGGGGAAGCACGTCGTTCGAGTTTCGATCTTGCCGTCGGTTTGGATCAGCTGCACGAGCAGCTGAGCCAAACAGTTTCTGGTTAGTTTTTCTTGTGACCACTGTGCCATACCGCACACAGCCGTACGGCGCGAATCGACATAACTTAGATGAATCCACCAAGCGAAGGGGGAATAACCGCGATGTAAGCGCGGAGCGATGCTGTTATGTCGCGACAGTCCCGGGGACGCCTGGGTCATATTCGTGGTCCGACCCGAGCGAGGATGCTTGGACACCGGCCGGCAATTGCATCGCTTTCCCCCGTAATGTAGTCAGCGTTGCTGCACCCGCCTCTGGAAGCTGTCTAGGGCGTGCTGAAGCTCCGGTTTCAGCAGCGAATCGCTGCCTTCCAGCTGCTGTGCAAGGCGCTGAAAGACCGTGTCTAGCGGTTGGGTTTGAGCCAGTTCGATCACGAATCGCTCCAGGATCTGGAGGCGGACCGTGAGATCGAGCAGATGCGAATCCATCGGTTCCATGTCGGTTCCTCGCGTGAGCGCTGGGTGGGTTGCACCTCCAGTATATCGCGAGAGGAGCCGGCCCCTTTCTTCGCCCGTCCACGGCACGAACTCACACGAGCGTTGTAGCCGGAGCCTGCGCTCCCGGGCGTCCTTCCCTACCACGAGGACATTACATGGCCATAGGTACCACTATCTCGAACACGTACGGCGTTCCGCTCGCTACCCCGACTTCGCCACCGCAGCCGGGCGCGTTCGAAACTATAGAGAGGCGGATCGATGTCGCCTGCGATGCCGCAGCCGCTTTGACCCAACGCTTGGCCACGCTCGCCGATCGCGTGCTGGGTTCACGTCCGCAGGCGGTCCAGGAAGGACAGAAAGCAGGCGATCCAGGTTCAGCGCTGGCGCGGATCGATGCGAACGCCAACCGCCTCGAGCACTGGCTCAACTGCGCTTCGGAAGAGCTGGCGCGTCTCGAAAGGCTCTAACCCTTCGTTTTACGCAGGATTTCGCCTTCGGCGACTGCCCTGCTGCTTCTCCAAATGAAAAACCCCCGGTGGTGGAAGTCCATCCGGGGGTTCTGATACGACGAGCGAACGTCTATCGAGATCGAAGTTTCGATAGCCATTCTGTATCAGTTTCGATCGGACTTCAAGGTGGCGACCCGAATACGCACACAGCGGGGCACTTACATGCGCGACGGGCAACCGCAACACGCGTGGTTCCGACCCTGGTGGAGATTGAGAGCGGTACACCGACAACCTGACAACCGAACCAGTGCAGTGTCGAGAGCGCTTCCAAAGGGAACGCTGTCGAGACAGTAAAGGCGGCCGGAGGCGTGAATCTTCCGGTGGGCGTTTGGCTCACGATACGAGCAGTCAGGCTAAAGCAGCTCTCCGAGCATGAATGCCGTAAGAGCCCCTACGGGGGCTGGCTGGGCTACGGAATGGAATGGTTTTGTCTGGAGGTTTTGTGATCGAGAAACGCACACGTGAATTCACCTCGACATGGCGTCCACCGAAGGATGTTAGGGCAGCGCTTCGTCATGGCGAGAGACGGTTCAAAGCCTTCTTGGCTACGCCGCCCGTTTCCCCAACAGTGCCAGCAGAGCCGCCTCGTGATGTCCATGCAGTGCGCACGGCAGATCCTGCGTTCGAAACGCCAGGGGATAGGCAATGACGAGCTGGAGCAGGGCGTTCATGGTGTTTTCCACTTCTGCAGTGTAGCAAAAACAATGCCGTACCCAAAATCAGCGCTGACCCCGCCCGAGCCGAAACTGAAGACCCAAGGCCAGATGATGGCGCTGTTGAAGGAACGGTCCGCCGCTCGGGCGCAACTGCAGTGGAACAAGCCGGTGCGCAACGCAGATGACACCGGACATCAGACTGCGGCGGGCACGGACTACGAGATTCGCAAGACCCTCACTAAAGGGCAGGCGATGTACTGGGCATGGCATGCCAAGAAGCTGTTGGGTTATTCGGCGGATGTTGAGATCGCACGTACTCACTGTGAATCGCATCACTTGGGGGCAACATGATCACTCTGTCAATTCCCGAGGCCTCCCCGAGTTTGAACGAACTCAAGGGCAAGCACTGGAGCCACCATCACCGCATGCGCCGGCACTGGTCGATGTTGGTACTGATTGCCAAGAACGAAGCGCGGGTCAGCATGGCGGCGCCTCCGGAGCAGGTCACGGTGCAGATCACGCGGGAGGGCCGGCGAAAACTGGACGAGGATAACTTGGCCGGGGGGCTGAAATGCCTGATTGATTCGCTGCGTGAACAGCGGCTGATCGTGAATGACGATCCGCAGCACATGACCTTGCTACCCCCGCTACAGGTCTTGATCCCGAAGACGGCCTATCCGCGCACCCTGGTGCAGATTTGCAGAAAGTAGCTCACTGCGAAAAAAGTGAGTATATGGACATGCCATGAAAATCGAAATCGATCACGCGGAAATGGAGGCGCTCATTCGAGCCCTCGGGCGTGACGGTCCGTTCTCCCAACTGCTGTTGTCGAAACTGGAGAAAATCATGGCGACTTTGGACGATGTGGTTGCGAAGGTGGCTGCGCTGGGTACGGTTGAGGACAGCGTGGTTGCGCTGCTGACGGATCTCAAGACCAAGCTGGATGCGGCCATTGCCTCGGGCGCCGATCCTGCGAAGCTGCAAGCGCTGTCGGATGCGATCGGCGCCCAGACAGACAAGCTCGCCAAGGCCGTGACGGACAACACCACGCCGTAATATGGCGCTGGCGGCCCGCTCGTTCCACTGGGTTCCCAACTCCGATGCCACCTTGGACGGCCGGTGGCGGCGGGGCAATAAGCCGACGGTCGTCGCGAGCTCGTTGGGCATCGATCTCGTGGCCTTTAACGCCGCGAACATCGTGCTCACGGGCTTGGCCCCCAGCGCGCAGAGTTTCAACTACCGCCAGTACCTGACCGGAACCTCGTCCGCCACCGCCACGCTCTCCGTCAATGCCGCGAGTGGCTCGTTGGGTGGGTGGACGATCAGCGGCAGCAATCTGACCAATACCGGGGTGGTGGGCAATGGATCGCTGTTCGTCTCTGCCGATGACGGGGCAGGGACGGTCGTTAATTTCCCGATCCAGAGCTGGTCGATCATTGCGGTCAGCACCGGCTACAAGGCCCACCGGGGTCACTACGCCTGGAACACCGGCTGGAAGCCGGACGTCACGATCGACGGGCCGTTTCTCAAGTCCGCCAACATGACGAAGTTCAAGGGCATCCAGATCGAGCCACGCTGGAATGCCTTGGAGGGCAATACGCAGGGCGATTACTCCAAGGCGGATGCGCTGATCGATAGCTATCTTTCCGCCTGCCAGAGCGCCGGCAAGCGGCTCATGGTGAAGATGAACGAGCGGGTGTTTGGAACGCCCAAAGGCACCAACCCGGGCGGTTTCCCCACCTACGCGGTCAACGGGGGAATGGTCACAATTCCGGCGTCCGGGTCCGGGGCCGGATTCCAAGCGATTGCCTCTGTCTGGCAGGACAACTGCGCACAGGCCATTCAGAACCTGTGGACGCACATCCTGCAACGCTACGACGGCAATCCGTACTTTGAGATGGCCTGCCCGTACGAAGAGACCACGATCAACTGGACCGGGTTAGGCGGTGATCACGCAACGGCGTGGTATCAGATCCTCAAGGACAACTACACCGCCTGGCGCAAGGTCGGCTCACAAACATTGTTGCGCTTCTTGTGCAACTTCGTGGAAGGTGACCCCGCACTCCTATCGCTCTTCGCCGTGATGAAACAACTGGGCGGGATTGTGTTTGGCGGCCCCGATCCACAAGTGCCCAAACAGGGCGTTACGCATTATCCGATCGTGGTCGGAGCCAACTTTCCGAGTCAGTTCCGTACTATTCAGGCGTCCAATGTCTTTCGGGGTTATCAGGTGACCGGTAACGGAACTGCCATCGCGCAAAATTATCAGGATCTCGGAGACCAACAACTTTGGATCGCCGAAGTGCAAAACCTCGGCATTGGTTATAGCTCGATTAACTCACCCACGGAACTCCTGACCTACGCGAGTACCTTCCAGAAAGCCCAATATCACGTGTGGGATACGTACACGGGAGCCGATGGAACCTACAAGTTCAGTCCTGACATCGTGAACGCGGTGAATGCGGTGAATGGTGATGGATTGAGAGCTCTCCCGGCCGGCAACTGGAATACCACCTGATGGCCCGCAGTTGTCCAGCCCTGACCGATAATCTCACGAGTTCGTCGCCCTTTGCGACGGGACTGCCGCTCACGCTTGCCTGTTGGGTGAAGCCGACTTCTACGGGTGCCAACCGGGCCTACATGGGCATTGGCGTCAGCGGGTCTGCATTCAACCGTCATACGCTGTCGCTGGATTTCAACGGAACCAACTTCGTCTCCGCGCAGACCACCGGTGCTTCCTCGACGGTTGAGTCGGTCACGAGTGCCGCCATTACCACGGGTGCGTGGCACTTACCGAGCGCGTCTTGGACGTCGGCCACTTCGCGCAACTCCTACCTGGATGGCGCGAGCAAAGGAGGAAGCGGTTCCAACCAGGGGCCGACCGGCATCAATCATTTCCGGGTCAGTGGTCGATCGGATGGCTCAGGCGGTGCGGTGGCGGGTCTCATCGCCCATCTGATGGGCTGGCTACGGGTGCTCACGGATCTGGAGCACGCGACCTTGGGCGCTGGGGCCCATCCCCGGGCGTTGGCTTGTGACTACTACTGCCGGCTGAACCAGAACGCTTCCCCTGAAACCGCTGATGTGGGGAGCATGTCGCTGACGGTCACGGGTACGACCTTCAGCAACGCCGACATGCCGGTCGTGGGAACGTGGTGGACCGCAGCAGCACAAGGGAATCTGTCCTATACGCAGGGCACGCCGATTGCGGCGATTGATCTGGCGACGAAGTTCGAGGATGTCTCGAGCGCCTTTACTGGGTCGGTGCGGCAGCTCTCGGCGCCCGGAGCGGCCACGACAGCCAATGGAGCAGGCACGGCGAGCAATACGCTGGTGGTGACCTCCGCGGCGGGATTTGCCGCCAACAGTTACTGCTCGATCACCAATTCCACCACCCCGACCCTGATTCTCGCGATCTCGGGCACCACGTTGCTGCTGGCCACCACCCGCACCTGGGCGAATGGGGATTCCGTCTATCCGATCGCCCACACGGCCAAGACGTTCACCGGGCTCACGTTCACCGGAAACTCCTTCGGTGGTACGCCGGCGGCGGGGGATGTCGGCAGCTACACCGGACTCTTCTTCCGTGCCACGAACAATACAACGGCCACCCTGATCGCGGATTCGGCGATCTTCAACATGACGGTGGCATCCTCGGGGGCGGCCGCCTCCTTCACCGCCGGCCCCACGCTCACGGGTCCTACGACCGATGGATACGCCTTCAGCGCCACGAGCAACCAGACCGCCACGTGGTGGCAGGCCGCCTATCTGAAAGGCTCAGCGACGCCCACCGCGACGAACATCATTAATGGAACCGGTACGGGCTACGTCGCCCATCAGTCCACCGCGCTGACGCTGAATATCGCGGGGACGAATACGATCACGGGTCTGACCTTGCCGGTCTACGACGTCTATCACTGCCTGACCAACGGCAATGGCAATTCCGCGGTCGTGCCCTTCACCGATCAGCTGAAAAGCCCGCCGTCCGGCAAGCAATACGTGCGTGCCGTGATGACGCCCATCACCGCGATCACCAAAGCTAATCCCGCCGCGGTGACGTGTGTCGGCCACGGACGCTCGACCGGGGATGACGTGGAGATCTTCGGTGTCGGAGGGATGACGCAGATCAATAACGCCTTGACCACCCTCACTAAGGTGGACGCCGACCATTTCACCCTCGATGGCATCGATTCGACTGGGTACCCAACCTATACCTCCGGCGGGTTTGCGACTTGGGGGCAATCGGTGGCCAATGGATCTTCCACCGCCATTGTGACGGGCGATGTGTTTGTGTGCGATGCAGCGGATCAGGGTGGAGTACCGATCACGCTCACGGCTCAAGGTGTCCCCAGCATGGCTACCGTGGGAGACGGATCGCGGCGCAAAGCGGTGTTCGATGCATACAGCGTTTCCTTGGGCGCGCTGATTGGGGCGGCGACCGACTACGTGAACAACCGGGTGCCGATCGCGCCGAACTCTCCGAATGTGACGCCGGCGGTCTTTCTGCCGCTCAACACGGCTGCGAGCGTCACCATCGCCACGCTCGCGGTGGATCCGGAAGGCGACACCCTGGCTCCTACTACCAGCTCGAGCTATCCCGCCGGTTTATCCGGAGCGCTGACCGGCACTCCCACGGTGGCCGGCATCACGACCATGACCTGGACGTGGACCGATGCGGCCAATGAAACCGCGACGGGAGATCTGAATATCGTCACGGGCAACGTGACCGTCCCGAATCTCATCGGTAAGACACAAAGTCAGATCGATTCCGCCTTGGCCGCGGTTTACCTCAGCGCGAACTACGGGAATCAAGACGATCCCAACCCGGCGGGACCGGCCGCTGCCGGTTTGTCGATCTTCCAGAATCCCCTGGCTTCCCAAGCGGTCGCGCCCAATTCCAGTGTGAACGTGACGCTCTCCACTGGGCTCGCACAGGCCACCACGACGCCTCCTGCGGTGCTGGCGCCCATCAGCAAGTCCACCCAACTGCTGTTCGAAGAAGGTCTGGGTGCTTTGAGCCCGTACACCGAATTCGCACCCTTTGGCCGCATCGTCATGAGCAGCACCGATCCGGTGGGCCAGATCTATCGATTCTGCCGCCTGCCTGCCTCCGCTCAGATCATGGAACTGCAGATCATGAACGATGCGAATCCGGCAGGCTCAAGCTACAAGGTAGGTGTCATGCTGCCCAATGGCGGGGCACTGGTGACTCCTAACTCCGATGGCATTCTCATGCCCGCCGGCCTGTCCCTAGACATCCCACGACCGTATTGGACCAACCTGTTCGCTCCCACGATCGTCGGTTCCATCACCTCATTGGGGAATATCGGCAAGCGCGTATGGGAGCTCCTAGGGATGACTCAGGACCCCTCACTACCGAGCCAAGACACTCTCTACGACGTCGTTATGGTGGCTATCACCCCAGGACAGACCGGAGGGGTGGTCAACTTGCGTATTCGCTACCTGCGTGCCCCTGATCGAGGGCTGATCGCTGCCTCCAGCATCCGTTATTGATCAATTAGGTAACCCATAGAGTATGTCCCGCCCCCCCGGTGTCAAAAACAAGGCTAGCAAGACCGCCAAGGAGAATGTGCTCGCGGTCTTTACCCGCTTGGGTGGTACGGCTGCGATGGCCAAGTGGGCGAAGGATAACCAGAGCGATTTCTACAAGCTCTACGCCAAGCTGATCCCGCAGCAGATCGACATGGACGTGAATGTGAAGCCCAAAGACGTGACCGCAGAGCCGTTGAGTCCAGAGGCGTGGGATGCCGAACACGGCGCTGAACAGCGAGCCAATTGAGTACTCATGGAGACCTCAACTCGGTCCTCAGAAAGCGCTCGTGGATTGCCCCTATCCGGAGATTCTGTTCGGTGGTGCGAGGGGCGGCGGCAAGACCGACGGCATCCTGGGCAAGTACGCCATCAAGGAGAAACGCTGGGGCAACGGATTCAACGCGGTGTTCTTCAGGAAGGAGATGCCGCAGCAGGACGATCTGATCGAGCGTGCCAAGGAGATCTATGTCCCAACAGGGGCGCGCTTTAATGAGTACAAAAAGCAATTCGCCATGCCCCATGGAGGACGAATTAGATTCCGTCCTTTGGAAAGCATCGCAGATGCTGAGAAGTATCAGGGGCAGTCACTATCCGACGCTGCAGTTGAAGAGGCAGGCAATTACCCCATGTCTGCGCCAATTGACCGACTCTTTGGCTGCCTTCGATCAAGCCATGGCGTCCCCATCCAACTCATCCTCAGCGCCAACCCCGGAGGACCGGGACACCACTGGATCAAGCAGCGCTTCATCGATCCCGCCCCTCTCGGGAGAAAGCGATTGATACGCCTGCTCCCCAACGGCAAAGAGCATCACGCGGTCTACATCCCGTCCAAGATCGCGGATAACCGCGTGCTGTTGGCCAAGGATCCTGACTACATCAATCGACTCTACCTTGTGGGCAGCGTGGAACTCGTACGCGCTTGGCTCGAGGGTGACTGGAATGTCATCGCAGGCGCGTTCTTCCCTGAGTTCTCGTTGGAGCGCCATGTCTGCGCGCCCTTCGCAATCCCTGAACACTGGGCGCGCATCCGCATGGGCGATTGGGGATCCGCCAAGCCATTCTGCATTCTATGGGCGGCTGTCAGTGATGGCGAACTAACGTCAGTTCCACGTGGAACGCTTGTTATATATCGCGAGTGGTATGGTTGGAATGGGAAGGCCAACGAAGGTTGCATGATGACCGCGCAGGAGGTAGGGGCACGCATCAAGCAGATTGAGTCGGAACAGACTGAGAAGATGGCTGATGAAGTAATTGACCCTGCGGCATTTGCGCGTGATGGTGGCCCGAGTATCGCTGAGCGCATGGACCTGAACTGGCGTCGCGCCGACAACAGCCGTGTTGCGAAATTGGGTGCTATGGGCGGTTGGGATGAGGTGAGGCAACGCCTGAAAGCTGAGGCGGGACTGAAGATCTTCAGCACGTGCACGCATCTGATCCGCACGCTGCCCGCGCTCCAACATGACCCGCATAAGGCGGAAGACGTGGACACCAACGGCGAGGACCACGCACCCGATGCATTGCGCTATGGCTGCATGTCCCGCCCCTTCATCCGCGACAAGCCCAAGGACCAACCACGCAAGTGGCCTACGGATATGACCATCAACGAGATGATCAAGCGTCAGACGCAGAAGCGCCTGCAGGAGGGGTGAGATGCTCAGGATAGCAGCGCTCATAATTGGACTGTTCGGTTGTATGGCTTCGTGGGCCGCGCCCTTCAGCTTCGATGGAAGCGGCGCGCTACTGGTCACGGGCACTCCAGTCACCCCTGTGACATGGCAGAGCGGGTTTCAGTTCGATGCCAACGGGTATCTTGTGGTGTCTGTCTCAGGTGTTCCGAGCACCATTCCTGACGGCACCATCCTCGGCAACACCAGCGGCTCGACGGCGGCGCCGAGTGCGATCAATGCTCTGGGATTGTCGGCAACGACAACCGGCAGTGTTGCAAGCGGTCTTTCTACCAATCAAATCACGGTTGCGGATTCGTCGAACCCAGGGAATGGGAACGCCACGATGGGCTTTGCCCTCAGGGATAATGTCGGTGGTACGGGTTCCAACGGGACGAAGATCGGATTTGCGACGTTCACAAATCTGATCAGTGCTGCAGGCACTGATGCTCAAATGGTTGGCATTTGGGGAGTCGCCGAACAAAAATCCGCGCTCACCACGGCTTCATTCACCGCGATGAATCCCCAGGTTATCGTAGACGCGAACGATACTGTGAATGGCGCAACCGGCGTTGAGGCGGATGTCAGCGTGCGTACAGGAGGGCACGCAACCACCAAGATTGGAATAGGGATTGTCTCATCTGGAGATGATGCTGTTCACGCCTCCAGCCGTGATGCAGGCTTGGCGTTTTGGGCTGGAAGTGCAGGCGTTGGATTCAACAACGGCATTCTATTCTCGAATCTCGGTGGGGGTCAGCCGGTTCCCACGACCGGCACGTTGATGAATACCGAGGGCGCGTACACGTACGCATCCGGCATCGATCTAAGCAATTCGACGTTTACGTCCAACGCTTTCAAGTCAACAGGCTTTACGGTCGATGGCACCGGGAAGGTAGGGGGAGCAGGGTTTGCGGTCACGACTGATCCGGGTTCTTCAGTCGGCAATCAATATACAGGATTCGGGTCGGGCGTGGTCATATCGGGAGCGACGTTCAGTACTGGCTTTGGCTATAAGACGCTGAATGCGCAAACATCTTCAAACTCCAATACAGCATTCGGATATGAATCCCTTCTCAAAGTTGTCACGGGAAATACCAACACGGCGGTAGGTGCTTTCGCGTTGGCGAATAGCACGACCTCCGGTGGTAGCGCCCTTGGGTTCAATGCGGGCTTAAGTTTCACCGGCGCGGGCGCGATCGATGCATTTGGCTTCAATGCTTTGGAGTTCGATACTTCTGGAGTTAGAAACTCCGCGTTCGGCTCCAACGCCCTGACTGGAATTACCGGAACTCCAATTACCGGGTCGGATAACGCGGCCTTTGGCAATTCATCCTTGAAGAACTGCCAAGGAGGTTGTGGGTCCAATGTAGCTATTGGCAGTCAAACGGGTGTAGCCCTTACGACGGGGACCAATAACACACTCATCGGTTCGTATGTCGCCAATGGAACGCTCACGACGGGCGGCGGGAATGTCCTGATAGGTGCAGGCACGAGCTGCACAACGGCTGCATCCGGCACCAGTAACACGATTGGAATATGCGGCACCAGCACGGCGGTCTGGTCTGCAACTGGAACGAATACCCCCAGCACTTCAGCTACCACCATTGCTGGCAATCTAACAGTCGCAAGCGGCATCATTTCAGCTGGAACGAAGTTCACAGCGGCTGGTACGGGCTGCACTGTGGGCACAACCACGGGCGGCGCGACTGCTGGAACCTTTACACTCGCGGCAGGGCCCTGCACTTCAGTTGCAATCACAATGAATGGTGCGACAGGTGTTACGGCCCCCAATGGCTGGACATGTCAGGCCCATGATCGTACTGCCCCCACGGTGTTGATCGGCGGCGAATCCTCCAGCACCACCACTACGGCGACCATCACCATTCCCGCAGGCGCGGGCGCAACGGATGTGATCAGCTTTTCATGCACCGGTTACTGACTCACGCCGCTCGATAGGCGCATAGCAGCGGCAGGGAGCCGCATACGGAACATCGAGAGATTGAATGACTAGAACCGCTTCACAACCTGCCCGCGAAGCCCGCCAGTGGAAGAAAGAGCTGCAGCTTTCTACCAAGCGCGAGAAGAACTGGCGTGACGCGGCTGAGAAGGTCGTTGCGCGCTATCGGGGCGAGGAGCGCAAGAAGAACCGTTTCAACGTGCTCTGGAGCAATACCGAAACACTGAGACCGGCGATCTACAACAGCCGGCCCAATCCCGACGTGCGCAGACGCTTTCGCGATGCCGATCCGCTGGGCAAGGCGGTCAGCGAAGTGCTTGAGCGCTCGCTCATGGTCATGATCGACTATGAGTGCACCGACCAGACGCTGAAGAACGACACGCTCGATGGCCTGCTCTGTGGCCGTGGCCTCAGTCGTATCCGCTATATTCCGTCGCTCAAGCAAGTGGGGGAAGGCGCCAATACGCCCCGCGAGCAAACCGAACAAAGTGGGGGTCATGATGACGATAATGACGAAATCGGGGTGCAGAGTGGGGAGGAGCAGGAAGAGGTCGAGTACGAACAGGTGCTCCCCGAGCATGTGGACTGGCGTGACTTTCGTCATGGATTTGGCCGGGTATGGGATGAAGTGCCCTGGGTGGCCTTCCGGCACAAACTCACGCGTAGCGATGCACTGAAGAAGTTCGCCGAGGAGGATCTCAAACCTATCAAGTTCGCAGTCCCCGAGAAACAGGAAGGCCAGACCGAGGAACAGAGCGAGACCGGCAAGGTCGCCGAATTCTGGGAGTTCTGGGACAAGATCGGCGAGCGCGTATTCTTCACACAGGAGGAATGTGAGGAGCTGCTATTCCCAAAGGACAACCCGGAGGGTGCGCCTCCCATTGCGTTTACCGGATTCTTCCCGGTCCCTGAGCCGCTCAAGATCATCGAGGATACCGGTTCACTGCTTCCGGTCATTCCTTTCAGCCTGTATCAGAACCAGGCGGACGAACTCGATCGGATCTCTGCCCGTATTGACAAGATCGTGGCGGACATGCGCTTGCGGGGCATGTATGACTCCAAGCTCACCGAGTTGGCCGACCTGATGACGGCGGATGACGGGGAGATGATTGCCGTCCAGAACGCCCAAGCGTGGCTCGAGGCGGGCCTGGATAAGGCCATCTCCTGGGTGCCGGTGGAGAAAGCGGTGGCCATCCTGGAGGCGCTCTACGAAGCGCGGGACCGGCAGAAAGCCATCATCGATGAGCTGACGGGCATCAGCGATATCATCCGCGGTGTTACCGATCCGGAGGAGACATTGGGGGCGCAGGAGCTCAAGCAGACCAATCACTCGGTGCGTTTGAGCCGCATGCAAAAGGAAGTGCAGCGCTACGCCAAGGATTTGATCCGCCTTGCTGGGGATGCGATGTGCGCGAAGTTCGAGCCGTCCACTTTCGCGGAGATGACCGAGCTCAACTTTCCCACGGCGCAGCAGAAAGCCCTGGCACAAATGCAGGGCCAAACGCAGCCTGGTCAACCGCCGGCACCACCAAATCCGATACTCCAGATGCCCACGTGGGACGACATCATGGGGCTGATTCGCTCGCCCAGTCTCAAGCGGCGTTTCAAGGTGGATGTAGAGACCGATTCCACGGTGGCGGCCACCCTGCAATCGGACATGCGCGGCCTCACCGAGGTGATGACCGGTATTGCGGCCATGCTGGAGAAGCTCGCGCCGATTGTGGCCTCCGGGTCCATGCCGATCGAGGCTGCGAAAGAATTGGTGATGGCCGTCATCCGCCGCGCTCGCATGGGCATTGCGGTGGAGGATGCGTTTGAGAAGCTGAAGGCACCGAATCCTCCCGGGCCGCCTGAAGCGGTACAGGTCGCGCAGATCAAGGCGCAGACCGATCAGCAGGCTAATCAGCAGAAAGCGCAGTTGGACGCGCAGAAGACTCAGATCGAGCAGCAGGCGCAGACCGCCAATCGACAGGCGGAACTGCAGATGGAAGCGCAGAAAGCGCAGATGGATGCGGAAATCGAACTGCAGAAGGACGCGCAGGCCAAGCAGCATGAACTCGCTTTGAAGCAGGCCGAGGGCGATATCCGCCTGCGGGAACTGGCGATGCAGCTGGAGAACGAGCGGCTAATCGCCGATGCGAACAACCAGACGAAGATTCAGGTGGCAGAGATTGCGGCGGCGGCTCAACAAGCGGTCGCTGCCCAGAAGGCCGCTGAAAGCGCGAAGGCTGAAAGTGGGGCATTGAATGCGTAGACGATACCGCTGGGATGCTGTCAGCAAGAGCATGGTTGAAGTACCGTGGGATTCACGCCAGCACGCCTTGGCGCCTGCGATCTGGGATGACCTCCCGGCCTATGAATCCCCCATCGACGGACGGGTTGTGGACGGCCGTAGGCAGCGCAGGAACGACCTTGCGCGCTCCAACTGCCGACCCTATGAGGGGCGTGAGCAGGAGCAGAAAGAAGCCGACAGGCGACGTATGGAATTGGACCGGCAGTCTGATCAGTTGGCCGAAAAGATGGCTCATCGCGCGTGGAGTGATGCTCCAGAGCGCATTCGCAAAGTATTCAGAGGTAGGTAATGGCTCTCAACGACGCAGACATCAATGAATCGATGGCCAAGGACTGGGAGGCGATCCGCGAGAAGTTCGCGGTGGAGGAGCCTACACCCGAGCCAGCCACTCCTGACCCTGTTGATACGAAGGTCGAGCAAGCGCCGGCCAAAGAGCCGGAAGAGGGGCGCGATGAGCGGGGCCGGTTCACGCCAAAGGCGAAAGATGAGAAGGTCGAGCCTACAAAGGCCGATGATTCCGCCGGAACACCTGCACCTGCTCAGGCTGCATCTGAAACTCCAGTTGTTGGATCTCCAGGAGCAATTGCAGAGCGGGACATTAATCGGGCGCCTTCTACGTGGAAGCCCGCCGCGCGGGTAGATTTCGAAAAACTACCGCAGCATACGAGGGAAATGATTCATCGCCGTGAAGCTGACTTCATGGCCGGCCAGGCTCAATTGCTCCCGGATGCCCAGTTGGGCAAGTCCATGCGCGAGGTGGTGGCGCCCTACAAAGCGTTGATCGATGCGGAAGCGGGCGGCCGGCCGGATGTCGCCTTCGCCGAACTCATGAAGACCGCCGCCATCCTGCGCATGGGCACACCGCAGCAAAAGCGCGATGTCGTCTTGCGGGTGGCGCAGCAATATGGGGTGGACCTGGGACAGCAGCCCCCGCAGCAGCCCCCGCAGCAGCCCGGTCAGCAACCTGCTCAACAGCCGCAGACCTTCCAAGATCCACGGGTTGACCAACTGTTGCAGCACCTGAATCAGGAACGCCAGCAAGCGGCGGCCCGCGAGCAACAGGCTTTGGAGGCCTCGGTCACCACTTGGATGACGGAGGTGGATGAGAAGGGGCAGCCCAAGCATCCCTACATAGGGGATGTGCAGAACGAAATGAGTGCACTGGTTCCGCAGATTCGGCAGGCAAACCCTAGCTTAGCGCATAACGAAGTGCTACAACGTGCCTACGATACAGCGACTTGGGGCAACCCCGAGATTCGCGCACTGCTACAGCAGGCCCAAGGGACTGGGCAAGTACCGGTGGCTGATAACCAGACCCGCGTACGTGATGCCAAACGAGCCGCGAGCGTGAATGTACCTCGACGCGCGTCCACTCCGAGTCCCGGTAAACCCGGAACGATAGATGAGACGATCGCCGAGACGGCACGTGAGTTGGGACTCATCACGTAACCGTATGAACTGGAGTCACCACCATGCCCGCGGGCATTACCTCACTCTTCACGGCGTGGACCGAGCTCGCGTCCACGACGTTCCGCAAGCACCGTACCGAAGTCGCTGACAACGTCAGCAAGCACAACTGGCTCTACCGGCGCCTCATGGCCAAGGGCCGCATCCGCACGGAAGACGGCGGACTGTCGATCGTCGCTCCGCTGGAATATGCCAGCAACTCGACTTACCAGCGCTATTCGGGCTTTGATGCGCTGGCAATCAACGCGGTCGATGTCCTGACGGCCGCGGAGTATGCGTGGCGTCAGGTTGCGGTGAACGTGGCGGCCAGCGGTCTTGAGCTGCGCACGAACATGGGCGAAAGCCGGATTATCAACTTCACCAAGGCGAAGCTGCGCAACGCCAACAACAGCTTCAAGAACGGCATGTCCACGGACCTATACTCGGACGGTACGGCTGCGAACCAGATCAACGGCATTCAGGCACTGATTGCGGACACCGGGTTGGGTACGGTCGGACAGATCAACTCAACCTCCTTCCCGTTCTGGCAGAACATCGTGCAGTCCGCCGCCGCCCCGCTACAAGGCGGTGGTGCGTTAACCTTGGGACCCTCTACGATCGAATCCCTGATGCTGGCGCTGTACATCAAGCTCACCCGCGGCAGTGACATGCCGGATGTCGGGGTGTTCGCGGATGATCTATTCACCTTCTACGAGCAGAGCCAGACGTCCATCAAGCGCTACACCACGAATGAGACCGCAGACGGTGGGTTCATCACCCTGAAGTACAAGGGAATGGATATTGGCTTTGACTCCTCGGGAGGAATTCCGGCAACTCATGGATACTTCATCAACACCGAGTACTTCGAGGCCGTCGCCCACCGGGATGCCAACATGACCATCATGGACGAACTGCACAGCGTCAACCAGGACGCGGTCGTGATCCCAGTATTGTGGATGGGCAATCTCACCTGCAGTAACCGCAGCCTACAGGGAGTTTTGAAGGCCTAATAAGCCCTCAGAAGGAAAATCACACATGTTTGCAGCAATTTGCCCTGTTGTCGGCACGCAGCCGTTCAACGATTGGTTCGCTCCCGACACCGTACAGCGCCAGCCCCTGGGCATGGAAGTCACCGCCGTCGATAACTACTGGGGCACCGGTGTTTTCATCTATCTCAAATCCAATGATGCTGTCCTGAAAGGATCGGCGGTCTGTTGGGATGAGACCTATCAGGCAACGCTCTTGCCATCCGCGGTCACGCAAGGATTCCCGTTTGCTGTTGCGATGGCCCCTGCGGCCTCGGGTACCTATTTCTGGGCACAGCATTCAGGACGTGCGGTCTATAAGACCAACGCGACCGTAGCGGCGGATGGTGTACTCGCGGTGGCCGCGGCCGGGATTCTCGGTGCGACTGCGACAGGCAAGCAAGTCCTCGGCATTCGTAATCGTATTGCCGCGACCGGTACGGTGACCGTTTCGGCACTCACGACCAACGGCAACAATGTTCTGCTGTGTCAGAAGGGCTATGACGGGTTTTTCTTGGGCATGGCGCTCTCCGGTACGGGCATTCCCGCCTCAACGGTCGTGGCGGGCCTGGATCCGGATGGCAAGCGCATCTACACCGGTTCGGCCATCGGGACGTTCGGGGACAAGAACTCGACCGCCTCCGGGCAGGTGACGATCACCGGAACCTACACCGGTTATGGGTCAGGCATTCTGAACCGACCCTCCTGCATGCAGATCGTGACCTAAGGAGACGATTTTGACCATTCAAGCGCGTCTTACAGTGGCGGGTCTGTCGGCGGTGACAGCGAAAGCCATCACGGGCACCACAGCCAACGCCCTCACGGCCACCGGCAGCACGCAGGCAGGTGCGCTGCCGCTGCCGGCCGATACCTGCAAGTTCACCACGGTGGGTTCAGGCACGGGTGCTTTGATTCCGCCCTCCAATCCGGGGGATGCAGGCACGGTCTACAACGGAGGGGCGAATGCGCTGCTGCTATATCCACCGGTGGGCGGCACGATCAATGGACTATCCGCGAATGCGGGTTATTCGATCGCCACCGCAACACCGTACTGCGAATGGGTCTGTGTGGATCCGGTGACGTTCCTCGCCTCTCAAGCCGCCTGACGGTTAACCCGTCAGGCCTAACAGGAGACAACCTCCATGCCGATTGGTTTAGCCAAAGAGATCATGCCGCATGTGCGGTTCGAAAATCGTGACTACGGCCGTGACGAGGAGGCTTCGATCAAAGCCGGCCGTCACATCCCCAGAACCGCCACCTTCATCATCATCACGAGTCACGGTAGTAAGGACTCGTCCGACCAGATCGCCGATGAATGGCTGCCCCGAAAGCGCCGGGAAGCCTCGCAGGGCGCCTACAACATCGAATGGGTGGAGCACTTCGAGCGCCAGTACAAAGCCTGGCGGGAAGGTCATGAGCTGCCCCGTGATGGGACTCCCATCATGACTTGGCAGTGTGTGAGTGCTGAGCAGAACACCCGCCTGCGGGCTCTGGGCATCACGGTGGTGGAGGATTTGGCCGCCATTCCGGATGGGGGCTTGGCCGAATACGGACTGGATGCGCGGTATATGCGCGACCTGGCTCGAGCCTGGATCGCCGAAGGCCAGCAGAAGGGCATCAATGCCCAGGAGCTCGCGCGTGCCAAGTCGGAGATTGAGCGCCAGCGCGATGTGATTGCACGGCAGGAAGAGCGTTTGCAGAAGCTCGAGGCGCGATTGGAGGACGAGCCGAAGGGCCGCAAGCGGCGCGAGGAAGCCGCGTAGGAGATGCATCATCAGCCTGCTGTCGGTTGTTCAATCGATCGCCCTCAAGGTGCTCTCGACCAAACCGACAGCCGCCGCGGCCTCGGCTGATCCGAAAATCCTGCAGGCCGTTGAGTATGTGAATGAAGCCGGGCAGGAATTGTGCGCGCGACACTCCTGGCAGGTGATGACGCGGGAAGCGACATTCTTGAGCGTGGCGGCTGAAGTTCAAGGCACGATCCAATCGATCGCGGGGACTGATTTCAACTTCATCATCAACGAGACGATGTGGAATCGCACCCAGCGTCGTCCGCTGTTTGGTCCCAAATCTTCCGCCGAATGGCAGAATCTCAAAGCGCAGTTCTCATCCGGTCCCTGGGCGTCCTATCGGCTGCGGGGTAATCAACTGCTCTTCTTCCCCATTCCCACGGCAGGACAATCGGTCTATTTCGAATGGTGCAGCAAGTTCTGGGTGACGAGCAGTGGAGGGACGCCGCAGATTGGCATTCAGGCGGATACCGATGTGGCGTTGCTCGATGAGCGGCTGATCGCGCTCGATGGACTGTGGCGGTTCAAGCGCGCGAACAAGCTCTCGTATGATGAGGACTACGACAAGGCGCAAGCGGCCATCGATGACGCGATTAGTCGCGATGGCAGCAAGCCGCGGTTGAATCTCGCCGGTCCGCCGAACGAGCTACAGCCGGTCGTCGTTGTGCCGATCGGCAACTGGGGGCTTTGAGTGGCCTTCGGACGCTCCACACGCCGCGCGCCGGATCGCAGTCAGGAGCCGGAAACGTCCTCCATCCCGGCCCCCATCGGGGGCGTCAATGCGCGGGACGCTTTGGCGCAGATGCCGCCGACTGATTGTGTCTCTGCGGTCAACTGTTTTGGTACGCCGTCCTATATCCAGATTCCGCGCAGTGGCAATCAGGTGTGGGCGTCTGGGCTCATCGGACACGTTGAAACCGTGATGGCCTACAACGGCCTCACCTCACGCAAGCTCTTTGGTGTTTCCAACAACAGTATCTACGACATCACCGCGCAGGGTGCCGTGGGAGCAGCCCTCGTATCGGGCATCGGTAATTCCCGACTGCAACATCAGATGTTCAATGCGGGCGGCGGTAATGTGCTGGTGTGGGTCAATGGCGGTGTCCAGCCGCAATACTATGATGGAACAACGTGGGCCAACACCACGATTTCCGGGACCGGATTGACGCCCGCCAATCTCATCACCGCGACCGTCTTCAAACAACGGATGTGGTACATTGAGAATAACTCGATGAACGTCTGGTATTCGGGTGTATCCGCATTCCAGGGCGCGCTCACACAGTTACCGCTCGGCCAGCTCTTCAAGAAGGGCGGCATTCTCATGCAAATGGCCACCTGGACCATAGACAACGTTTCGGGCATCGATGACTACGCGGTCTTTATCACGAGTGAAGGGGAAGTCGCGGTCTATAAGGGCTACGATCCTTCAGCGATTGCAACTTGGAGTCTGGTGGGTATCTTCAACATCGGGCGTCCCATTGGGCGGCGGTGTTATGCAAAGCTTGCCTCTGATCTGGTCGTGATCACAGCGGATGGGTTGACTCCGCTGTCCAAGGCCATGCTGACGGATCGCACCCAGGCCGATACCCAGCTCACCTACAAGATCATTAATGCGCTGAACACGGATGTACAGTTGTTCAATGCCAACTTTGGCTGGCAGGTGATCGACTATCCCCTGGGAAACAAGCTGATTTTGAACGTACCCGAGTCCACGACGGTCTCACATCAGTGGGTGATGAACTCGGTCTGCAAGTCTTGGTGGCCGTTTCGGGCTTGGAATGCCTGTTGTTGGGAACTGCAGCAAGATGCGTTGTACTTCGGTGAGAATGGCCGGGTGTTCCTGGCCGATACGGGAGTATCCGATGCGGGTGCTGCGATCTCCGTGGACTGTAAGCCGGCGTTCTCGTACTTCAACTCTCCGGGGCAGCTGAAGAACTTTCTCATGGCGCAGCCGATCTTTCAGGCCAGCGCCCAGATCAACCCGCAGATCACGCTCGATGTGGATTACAACGACGCGGTGAACCCCTCCCCGCCGTTTCTGTCCACGGGCTTGGCTCCTTGGGATACGAGTCCCTGGGATACCACCCCTTGGGGGGATCTGTCGCCGACGTTGCCCATCAAGAACTGGCAGGGCGTTACAGGATTGGGATATGCCGCAAGCGGACGGATCAGTCTTCAGGCCAAAGGGCTCATCGCTCAATGGTTCGCGACCAACTATCTCTATGAAGACGGAGGGCCGCTCTAGGCTGGTCTTTGGCGATGACATATGTGTTGCAAACTGGTGTCGCGAGCGCTTGCCGAACTTCCTGGGATGGAATGGCCATTATGTTGCGATCGGTTATGAACGAGGCGGAACTCTCAAGGGTGCGATTGTTTTTACGCAGTACTCAGGCTCAAACATCGTTATTGCGTGTGCGCTCGAAGCGCCTCTCACGCGCCGGTTCTTGCGCGCTATCTTCTATTATCCCTTTCTGCAACTCGGATGTCGGCGAGTCACCGCCCTCATCGATGAGGACAACGCTCGATCCCGCCGACTCGTTGAATCGGCTGGCTTCGAGCTCGAGGGCCGAATGAGACAGGCCACACTCCAGGGGGACGTGCTGATCTACGGCCTGCTCAAGGAGCATTGCAAATGGCTCTGAGATTCCGCGGCCTCGACGGACCGTTAGAGACGGTTTACCGCAAAGACTCCGGGTCGCCTCCGCAAGCGGTGGACCCCTATACGCAAGCCGCGGCTCAGTATGGCCTTTCGACCGGCACGGCGCGATTCAACGCAGGACTCAATCGCACCAATCAAGTCAACCCCATGGGGAGCTCCACGTGGAGCGCTTCCTCTCCCGCTGCACAACCGAGTCCCGTTGGTGGTTCTGGGCCAGTCGGGTATCAGGGGCCAGTGGGACGGTCCGCCTCAGGTCCCGGCGCAACCATTCCTTTTGGAGGTACTTCCAACGGCTATGGAGGGGTGCCGTTTGGATTGGGTGGACAGGTTCCCAATGCGCCAACCTATGGCGGGTCGGCGGATGCCTCGGGCGGGGCGCCGACGTATACGCAGACGACTCAACTTGCACCGCAGTTCCAGAGCCAGTTGGATAAGCCCATTGACACCTCGGGTCTTGCGGGTATGCCGGGTGGCCCATCCACCACTCAGGATTTGCAGAGTACGCGCGATGCGCTCTATCAGCAGCAGATGCAATACCTGCAGCCAGAGCAGACTCAAGAACGCAGCGAGCTGGAGAGTCGGCTGGCGAATGAGGGCGCGATGCCCGGTTCTCCTGCCTACAAGACGGAAATGGATCGACTCTCCCGGGAACAGGAATTTCAGACCTCCAACGCGCGTACCCAGGCTATTACCGGGGGGGGCGCAGAACAATCCCGCTTGTTTGGGCTCGGCACTCAGGGACTGCAGAATCAGATCACGACGCGCGACACGCCGCTCAAGGAGTGGGCCGCGCTGACCGGTCCGAGCGGGGGAACCTCGCAAGCACTGACTCCCGACATCTCGGGCGCATTCGGCCAGCAGCTGCAGAGTCAGTTGGCCGGTTACAACGCCAATGTCGCCTCCAACAACGCCACAACCCAGGACGTGACATCGCTCGCCGCCTTGGCCGCGATGTACTTCATGATGTGATGTACGTCGAAATCACACACCCGAAACGTAATCTGCTGGTCAACTGGATGGCCCGGCAGGAGCGCGCACGGCAGGTGATGGTCCGCCGCCGTCTCATTCCGTGGTCTGTTCGCCGCGATCCAGACGCTGCACAAACCCTATTCACTCAAATCGACGCGGCGCTCAAACAGAACGCACGCGACTATGTACGAGGAGCCCCATGAGCGCCAATCCCCAAGCAATGGCCCAGATGTTGGCGGCCGGTCTCGGACCCCAGCCATCCGGACAAGGCTCTCCCATGGGGGCCGGGGCTGAACTCGCTCAGAAGCTGATGTTGATGCGGGCTCTGCAGCAGGGGCAGCCGCAGAATCCGATGATGCCGCCGGGTATGCCGCAATCCCAGGGGCCCAATGCCATGCCGATGCCGGGGGGCGTCAATGCCTGATCCGAGCGGGTTAGCCCCGCCCTATCTAGACCCCTCGCAGTACCCGGCGTACCTGGATCTGCAAAGAAAACAGATGCTGGCTCAGGCCTTAATGCAGGGCAGCCAGCAGATGAACCAGACGCCGCAGGACTGGAACAGCATGCGCGTGGTCCCAAGGCGCTCGGCGCTCTCGTCCATCGCGCCGGTCCTGGCCGCGGGATTGGCGGGCAAGACGCAAAGCAAACTCTCGCAGGCCGAAAACAATTACTTCCAAGGGCTGATGGGGGGGAATGCTCCTCCACCGACCGCTGCCGCCTCTGCGCCGTCGACGCCTCCCTCAGCCCCTGGAATCGCCCCACTCACGGCGCAGATGCCGCCGACCGCGAGTCCACAAGGACCGCCGAGTCAGGCTCAACAGTCCAACCCCCAGCAATCCATGCTCCTGACGGGCGATCCACGCTCGAGCCAAGCCCTACTCACCATGATGGGCCCGCAGGAGTATGCCAAAGCGCTCGCCGGCCGCTATGCGCCGACCGATTTGGAGAAGCTAGGCCGGACGGCTGGACTGAGCGAGGAGCAGATTCAGACCATGGCTCGCCTGAGCTTGGCGAAACAGACCACGAACGTTGAGAACGTCCGTCCCGGAGGAACGGTCTTCGATCTCACCCAGGGCAAGCCCATCTTTAGTGCACCGCAGAATGGACAGCAGGTGCAGTACGGCCCGAATGGTCCGAGTGTGGCCCTGCTGCCTGGTGCTCCTGAGGCTATTGCGGCCCAGAAGGGCGCTGAAACGGCCGGTGAAGTGAGCAACAAGTACTCCATCCTGCCCACGGCAGGAGGCGGCAGTACAGTGGTTGGCGGGCCGCATACGGGGCTGCCTGGAGCGCCCGCTGCGTCTCCCACCGCAGGCCGCCAAGCCCCGCGCGTCGCGCAGCCCTCCGCAACTCCAGCAGCGCCTACTCCGCAGGGATGGGAGGGCATGCCGAGACTGCCGGTCTCGAGCGCCATTGGAGCGCCCGATGCCTTTACCCATGGCCGATTGCAGGCCGCAGGGGCGAAGGATGCTGAGTTGTCGAGCCAGTACGGCAAGGAAGCGGACCTGGCCGATCAGAAAATGCAATACAACACGGATGCCCGCAAGGTGCTCGAAAGCGCCGAGGTAGGACCGTCCTCGGAATGGCTCACGGAGAACCGTGCGCGGCTCCTGGAGTGGGGGGTACCCGAGAATCTCGTTCCCGGGTCCGGCGCGGTCACTCCCACCCTCGAGCTCAACAAGGTCCTGAAGCAATCTGCGCTCCAGGGTGCGCGGCAGATCTTCGGCTCTCGGATGACGCAAAACGAGGTGCAATTGCAACATGAACAGTTGTCGCCATCCCCCTCGATGACGCGTGATGCCATCAAGAGCCTGATGCGCCAGGACGACATCAAGCAGATGTATGCCAAGCAACGGGCGGATGACTACGGCAAGTACATCCAGGCCAAGGGTGATCCGCTGCGGTTTGAGTCCTGGTACTCGAAAACCCATCCGCTCACGGAGTTTGCAAAGCAGCAGGAGGCACCGGAAGCACCCAAGGCCGCACAGACCACCGCTCCGGCAGCCGCTCTGACTCACTTGAAGCAGCACCCGGAGCTAGCCGATCAGTTCAAAGCGAAATACGGATATTTGCCCTGATGCCTAATCCTTTCGATCAATTCGATACCGCTGCTCAGGTCGCTCCTGCGCGAAATCCTTTCGATCAATTCGATCGGATGGCTAAGCCGACCCCGGCAACTTGGCGGGATCGTTTACAAGCCGGGGAGGCTGGTCTGCTCAAGGGGACAGCTTATCTGGCTGGAGCCATTCCTGATGTACTGCCTAACGTGGCGGGTTTGGGTACAGCGGCTTATGACGCATTCCAACACTATGCGCGTGGGAAGGACTGGGCGGACCTTCCGCGTCCGGTCAAGCCCAATGCTATTTCTCAGGCGATCACCGGAGTGATGGACAAATCGCCCATTACCACGACACAGGTCGTGCGCCCTGATGACACAACCTCGCGATATCTGTCCACCGCAGCCAGCGTAGTCCCTGGAGCTTTAGTGGGCGGCGGGAATGTCGTGAGAACGGCCGCGAGCGCGATTCCGCCCGCACTGGCGGGGCATTTCGTCGCAGAAGCCAAACCCTTCAAAAGTGACATGGCCAATCAAGTGGCCTCTATTGTGACACAACTTGCAGCCCAGTCGGCTATGCCGCGAGGACAAGTTGAGAGGCCTGGGAATAAAGTCGCCAATCAGACCCTGCGAGATGCCCAGGAACAAGGATTGGTAATTCCGCCGGCCACTACCAACAATTCCATCGCCAACCGACTGGTGGAAAGTCTGGCCGGAAAGCGCAATGTCGAGCAACGCGCCGCCGTGATGAATACGCAAGGTCTGAATCAGGCAGGGCGCAACGATTTGCAGCTTGGAGGTCAAGGACAGATTACAGAGGCGGAACTGGCTCAAGTCAGAGCGCAGGCAAGGCCGGCCTATCAAGCGATGCGACAAGCGGGTCCTATTCAAACAGGATCGGATCCTGCGTTTGCTCAGGTATTGGCCGACGCTCAGCAGCGCTATGCGGGGGCATCGCGAGTATTGACCCAATCTGGAGCGCAACCCTTGACGCGGGATATCGCAGATATCTTAAATCAACCTACACATGATGCGGGAGATCTGTTGGATACGGTTGCGGTGCTACGCGATCGAGCTAACACCGCATTTCGAGCGGGCGATAACGGCATCGGAGCCGCTTACCGACAGGTCTCGGGTGCCATTGAGCAGCAGATTGAAAATAGCTTGACGCAGGCGAATGGTGGCATTCTGACAGACATCGTGCAGAACTTCCGCAACGCGCGTCAGCGGTTGGCTATAGCGCATACGATTGAAGATGCGCGAAATGAAGGCAGCGGAAATATCAGCGGTCAGCGCTTAGCCACGATGCTGGGTCATGATGTGCCGATCCAGGGTGAGTTGGGAGTAGCCGCACGAGCCGCATCCTTGGCTCCCCGAGCCTTCGCACCCACCACGCATAGCTCAGGCGTCAATCATCTGGGCCTGTGGGGGACGATTCTGGGCGGTATGGCCTTAGGACATGAAGCGGCTCCGGGCGGGCTGGGGTTGGCCTTGGGCGCGGTTCCTGGAGGACTCGCATTAGGCCGGGAGGGCGCTGCTCGATATGCCTTAGGGCCGGGACAGCAGAATGCTATCCCGATGCAGCGGCAGCCTTTGGATCCTCGGGTTTTAGCCGCGGCACTGGCTTCGGCGCGTGCTCAATGACGCATCAGTACCCAATACCACGAAGCACCAATGATGCCCCACGCCAGCATGGGACTGAAAAGATTGACGAATTCGACCAGCCCGAGAAATACCAGGGGCGGTCCCAAGATATAGAGGATTGCTAGCATGGCTTTCGATGGCAATGGCGTCTTTACGCGCCTCTACAACTGGGTCACGGACAAGGTCAACGGAATCAACATTACCGCATCCCGCATGGATGGGGAAATGGATGGGTTCGCAGCGGGCCTCACCAATTGCGTCACCAAGGACGGGCAGGGGAAGCCGGCCAGCCATCTGGTGCCCGGAGCAGCCAATACTTATGATCTTGGATCGGCGCTCGTTCCCTGGCGAAATCTGTACGTTGGGCTCATCAACGGGGCCTTTTCCTCGACGAACATCTCCTATGCGCGCAATGCCGCAGAGATTGCAGCGGGAGTAACGCCTGCCAATTTGACTTATGACTATCCCTACATCGAGCGTCAGGGTGCAGCAGCCGATTATCCGACCACCGATGACCTCGCGGCGATCAATAAGGCGATCTCAGTCAATACACGGCGGGTCAAGAGCTACGACGGCAACTTCAAGGTCTCCGCTGCGCTGACCAACCCGAACGGGATCCAGTTCGAGGGTACCGGGGCTATTCTTCAGCCCACGGCCTACACCTTCCCGCAGCAGCTCAATACCTATGCTGATCTACACAAATACTTCATCGGGCGCGAGTATCTGTTCCGCGTTGACCTTCGCTTTTCGGTATCTGCGCCGACCAGTGGTTCACCGCTGGGAGTATTTCTCTACGGGGATAGCACGATCGCCAACTCAGGTGTAACCAACCCGGTGCTCTATGCGCAGACCCTAATCCCGACGTTAGCCAATCACAAAGGCATTGGCGTGCAGTTCAATGTTACGAATCGCGGAGTCAGCGGTACGGATGTCAGTTCTCTGAATGTTATCCCAGATCTATCAGCATCCACCGATTTCATCATCATCAAGTACGGCATCAATGATGGGGCGCTGCCAGCAGCCACGCGGCTCAACACGTTCTCCACCACGCTACGCAGCAAGCTGGCCGCCATTCGCGCCGATTCCAACGGTATCTTGCCGCACCTGGCTATCCTCTTAATGGGCCCTAACGCCACTGCCGATGACGTGCAGGGGCGTAATGAGCAGTGGTACGAGCAGCTACGCGGGATCTTTGTGCAGGCGGCCCGGGACTATAACTGCGCCTACTTCGACACCTATGCATTTTGGAAAGACGCTCGACCGGCAGCAAACAACTGGATGGACGCCAACACGATCGGTGGTCAAACGAACGTCCCGATCCACCCCAACAACCTCATGCAGGCGTGGATGTGGGGCGCGGTCATGGACTTCGTGTTCCCTGATACGTGGATGGACCCGTATCGAACGAACTTTCTGCAGAATATTCCGCAGGCCATCAAGACGTACACAGCCGCTAGCTTGGAATCCGCTTTTGACTGGGGCGTAACGATATCGCGCGCGACCGTCGCTGATGGCTGGCCTGTGGAAGGCGTGGTCATGACGACTCGTCATACCAACGGCGCGGCCATTCAGACGCTATTCCCAAATTCACAAATTGTTCAGATCTATCAGCGCACCGGCAACAATGCAGCCTGGAGTATCTGGTACGCCGAAGATACGGTTACCCCCACATTGCTCAATAGCTGGGCGGCCTTTGCTGCCGGGGAGGACATTAAGGCAATCAAGGGCAGTAAGATCGTGACTGTAAATGGGCTTATCAAAAGCGGCACTATTACCAATGGCACAACACTGTGCGTTTTGCCTGTGGGTTTCAGACCCCGTGCGACATACTGGTTTACGTGTCCGACCAACGCAGGATCGGCCAAAATCAGTGTCGATTCTGGTGGTAACGTTATCGGACAAGCGGGCCTCGATGCGACGTTCACCGCTGTCTCGTTGAGTTTTGAGGCCGTGAATTAGATGCCCGACATATCCTACTGGGCCGCCATCGGCAAGTGAGTCAGTTCATGGTTTGCGATCGGTCGTTAACATACCGGATCTCAGCGGCCTTTACGGATGAATAATGCCCGACTACGTGATCCCTCTGGCGAGTATTGTGATTGGACTCGTCAGCGGATGGGTAGGGGCTTACCTTGGTCTAAAGGTCGGTGTCGCGAAACTTGAGTGGAACGCGGATGAAATGAAGAAGAAAGTCGAAAATCTCACCAAACGCTCGGAAGCGTACAACGAGGATTTGTTGATACACGATCTGGAGCTGGAAGATGTGATGCGTAAATTGGAACTCCCACGCAAACGGCGGCAGAACTGGCGGTTTGACTAATGGCCGAGAACGAAGGTGATTTCCCCACGACAGATGACAACCTGGCCGCTAGTACGAAGCGTCTGGCCGATTGGACATTTTCCCTCCAGGGAGTTGGGGCGGACCTCAAGCAGCTCATGAACGAGTTCAAAACCTACTGGCGCGGACTCATGCCGGCCACAGCCGAAGGCACTATCATGGCGGCGCTAATTCCCGAGTCTAAAGAAACCGCCCACAGCATCTCGATGCGTCAAGGGATTCAGCGTCAATCGATTCGCTTCGCGCTTCCCAAGGCATCAAGGGAGACTGCTGTGATTATCGTCTTGTTCGTACTGTTGATTGTGTCTCTGACAATCAACGCACTGGATTATGCGCGCAATGCGCGCAATGACGTAATGTTGAAGCAAGCGATCGATGGCAGAGCAGATGCGGAACGCGCGGCGGCTACAGAATTGGCGCTGCGCAGGTACAATTTGGATTGGTTCCGATCTCACGAGTTTGCAGAACTCGAGGTAAAGGTCGGCGTTTTGGAGAAAACTTGCAGGAGATGATCACATGGGCGGCGGGACTATAATCATCATTCGAGATGCGATCAAACAGACATTGAGCAATCCTGTGGTGCACGGGGCATTGCCAGCCGACATGCGAGCCGAGGTTGATCCTATCCTCGCCAAGGATACGAGCGCGTGGACCGAGAACGAGGACTGCCTCGCGTTTGCGGCCTTCCACTGGGCACATGCGCACAGCTGATATGGGCGAAGTGGTCTCTCTGCGCGAGTACGTCGATACGCGATTTGCTTCGCAAGAAAAGGCCGTCGAATCGGCGCTCACGTCCGCCAAGGAAGCCGTCATCAAGGCTGAGATGGCGACTGAGCGCCGCTTTGAAAATAGCAACGAATGGCGTAACACCGTGGAGACCCTGCAACGTACTTATATGCCCCGCACCGAGTCAATCCAGTTGAATAGCTCCCTAACAGAGAAGATCGACGCAGTCCAGAAGATGCTCTGGATCGGCATGGGCGTGATATTGGCGTTTCAGTTCTTTCTAGGTATTGCTCTCGTGTTGTGGAAACACACATGAGCTGGCGCGACTGGTGGAAAGAGATCAAGGATTTGGTGAATAAGCCGGATCCAAAACCCTGGTTGCCGCCGCATTCCTGGCCGCATGACAAACCTTTGCACCTCCACCGAAGGATAAGAAGTGATCGAAACACTCGGCCAACGACAGCGTCGATTCCTCCCGCTCGTCGCCAAGCTGATCGACTTCGCATATGCGCAAGGATTCGAGCTGACCGCCGGCGAACTCTATCGCACGCCCGAGCAGGCGGCGCTCAACGCAAAGACCGGAGCGGGCATTGGGCATAGCCTGCACACACAGCGCCTGGCGGTCGATCTGCAGCTGTTTAAGGATGGGGTATATCTCACCCAGACAGACGCGTATAAGTCACTAGGGGAGTTCTGGGAGGGCCTTGATCCGGATGCGGCCTGGGGCGGTCGGTTCACGCGCGCGGACGGTAACCACTTTTCGCTTAGCTTTGGCGGGGTCAAATGAGTAGTTTTGGCGAGAAGGCAAAGCAGATCATCGGCACCGTAGCTCCGATGCTGGGGACGCTTTTGGGCGGTCCGCTGGGAGGCCTGGCCGGGAATGCGCTCGCAGAGGCGCTCGGCACGAACGATCCTAAGGCCCAAGAAGCGGCCATCGTTGCCAGCAACCCAGACACCTTGCTCAAGCTCAAAGAGGCGGAGAGCGGTCTCAAGGTGAAGCTACGGGAGTTGGATATCGATGAGGAGAAACTGCGCTTTGAGGATACTGCCGATGCTCGAGCGCGCGAGATCGCGATCAAGGACTCGACACCGCGGTACCTTGCGTATCTGACCACCGCTGGCTTCTTCCTCTCATTGGTCGGCGCGTTTCTGGTGCCGATTCCAGACTCATCGAAGGGAATCGTATTCAGCATGATTGGCAGCTTGGGGACGGTGTGGATTACTCAGCAGGGGTACTATTTCGGTAGCTCAAGCGGGTCCGCATCCAAGTCTGACGCGTTGAATAAGATCGCTGTCGCCAAATAGGTGCAACCATGACCTTCTCCATCGGAATCGTGATTTTGCTCGCCATTATCGCAGGCGTTCTAGCCATCCTGGCGTTGCTCGGGAAACCCAACGGGTTGGTGCTTGTATCCGTGGGAGTTCTATTGGAAGCGATTGCCCTCCTTGTCGAACACGCCCCTCACTAGGAACTCCCCATGAAAGCCCTCATCGCTTTATTGCTCCTGCCTGCACTTGCGCTCGCGCAAACCAAAGTCACCATTCCGGCTCAGACGGTCACGATTCCCGCGCAGACATCGGTGTGTGTGGCGCTCAACACCAATCCGCCGCAGACCTTGTGTGGTCCGGCGCTGACGGTCTCCAGCAGTTCCTCCAGCTCATCGAGCTCCTCGTCCATCTCATGGGTCTATCACAACGGCCAGTTTCTATGGCCTGGAGACTGGTCGTTTCAGGCGGTTCCGAACTATCAGGACACCGCGGGCGCCGCTCCCTCGGGTCATGATATCGCGATCACACTTACGGGCCAGTGGGGCGGTTGGCTTCCCTATGCCCCGGGGCAAAGTTTCAGCCTGGCGCCCTACTCAGCCATTACGTTCGCATTGAGACCCGCACAGCCTGGAGCGGCGGCGCAGGTCTATTTCGTGAAAGCCGGTGATGTACCGGTAGGTAACGCAGTGAACCCATTCTCCGGCGCCTATGGACCTACCCCGATCGTGGGGCGGTGGGGAATCTATCGAATCCCACTGAGCGCCCTTGGCGTGAGCGGCGTGACGATCTTGAAGTTTGCTGTGCAGGATCAGACGGGGCGCTCGAGCGGGGTGGCGTTTTATCTCGATGATGTCGGCTTTGTTCAGTAGCTTCGCGATCGGCTCCGTTTCACCCAGATTCAGAATCCCCCGGCTTCCATGGGTTATGCCCCGGCAGCTTTGCCCAGCCGCGATACCACACGTGATATCGGATCGATGGCAGAAACCAGTGCAGCACGAGCGTCAGTGCACAAATCGCGATTGTTGTCTTCAAGGCGTCCCCTTCCTTTTTTCTTCTACTCGACCCTATCACCCCAATCGTGTTGAGTCATTCTGCGGTGCCTTCATTGCCTCGCAGCAAAAATAGTTCAGCGGTTTTGAGTGCTTCGCAGACACTTACCCTATAGGAGCGCAGGGACTCATCCTGGCGGGTGTATTGATTCGCTGTCCGGGGTAGAGTTGTGGGCAGATAGACATGTTTCAGGTCTCCACTCGTTTGCCATCAACGACTGCGCCTTCTCATTATCCCACCACAGACGATAGACCCAAACTCCGAACTCATTCTGGCGCCGGTCCCTCACTGTCGCCAAATAACCACCCCACCATGAGTCCATGGGCCTCCAATAGATTTCCGGGATGATCGCCACAAAGACCTTATCGCCTTGGTTGAATTTCGCTTCTGTGTTATTCATCTGTGAAGCCCTATGGAGCATCGCTTCCGCTAGACGAAGCTCTAAGCGCATAAAGCCGCTCCAACCGCGCTCGATCCCGCTTCACGGTTTTCTCCATGCGCGGCAGAGAATCCTCTAGTGACACAATCTCACACTCGATACAGTCCTCGGTCCACAACTTGCCGTGACCGCACTGGTCTGCCAGTGGAACGTCTAGTCGGAAAGGTAGGTTTGTGTGTTTCATATGTCAGCGGATAATCGGGAAAGGCCCATTGAAAGGAGCAAGCTTCGCGCCATCGTACCTTACGACCCGGCATTCGCGTGCTATAGCTAGTTGGTACGCGGCCCTCAGTTTTTTTACCTGGCCGGTCGCTCCTTTCAATGGGTCTTCAGAGATGCTCATCGACGCTCCGAAGGTCTCTCTGGCACTTTCAGCATACTGAGGATCATCGAACCATGGCCGTGCTTCTCGGCATGTCGTTGCGCTGCGATGATGAATGAATCGACGTTGCCGTGAGCCTTGACACCCCAGTAGGCCATCAGACTCTTGATACCGGAATTCTTCGGTAAGGCGCAGGTTTCCAGCGTGTCTTCGGGTCCGTATTGGACACAGGATACAAACGGCAACCCGCGTTCTTCGCATAGTTTCGCCAGCCGCATCAGTTCCGGCGCAATCTGCTCGTCAACAAACTTTTCATCGTCAGTCATGAGCCGCTCCGGTTCTCAACTCGCCTCTATTGGGCGCCACTCATGCTTCGATACGTTCTGACCATGCACGCCACCGTAGAAATAGCCGTCTCCGGGCCATGATAGGTTGCCGCCGTAATAGCCGTTGGAATCGTTGCGGTAGTCAATCACGATGTCACCGCGGTCGGTAACGACCTTGCAGCCATAGAACGCCAGCACGTCTGGGTTCTCATGAAACTTGGACGGCACGGTGGTCTCTGGCATCTCAAGGTCCTCGACCTTTAAGACGATGGCCGGGAATCCTAGTGCCGGCAGTTCGATGTGCTCCACCCATGTATACGAGCAGCAATCGGCGTCAACGTTGACGACAAGCTCGCCCTCAGTGGTCTCGAACAGCAATGCCTGACGGTCCTGAGCGATCTTCATGCCAGTCAGCGTCTTTCCAATCAAGGGATTCTGCGTCATTGACTTCTCCCGAATGCCAGTTGTCTCGCGCGGGCGTGTATCTCCACGGCCTGCGCCCTGGTGGAGCATCGCTCCTGATAGTCGTTATGAGGACCGCCGAAAATCATTGTCTCGTACAGCAGCGGATCCCCCTCGCTAAACGAATGATCCAGGCCGAGGAAGACAGTAGAGACCTTCACGCCGTCGATCTCTTCCTGTTTCACGATGCGCTCGGCCGTATGGCTTTCGAACCATTGCCCCCACTGCCGCGCTGATTCGACCTGCACAGGATCTCCGTCCACCAGAATGTAAAAATCACTCATTGACCACCTTCCGATTTCAGACTATGCCATTCATCCCGAACTGACTGCAGGAGCTGCGTGGCTTCGAACTGGCCAATCTTCTGCTGGAGCAGGGGACGAATGAGGTTCAATGCGGTCTCAAACGTTTCTGCAACGCACGTCTGACTCGCTCCCGGTTCGTGAGCAGTTCCCTGAGCGCGCAACGCGATGCATTCCGCCTCCTCGAGCGTATCTGCGCCCACGACCTGCCTGAGTGCTGTAAGTAGCCGTTCGATCTCGTCATCTTTTGTTTTAATCAGATGCTGCCACTCGAGCGATGAAAGAATTGGCTTATTCGGTTCGGACGCTTTACCTTTGGCCGCGAGGAATGCATTAACCTCCCGCTGGAGGCGCTGATTCTCGCGCAACACCTTGTCGTACTCCTCAGCCCACACGACCTGAATCCGCATGCGAGGCTGCTGCAGATCGGCAGGGGAATCGACTTCCCAGCGGAGCACATTCTTTGTCAAACTCTGAGCGTGACTGCAACTGAGCTTGTGTGCTCCGGCGCTCATGTGACATTCGCTACAGATACTCGTGCTCATCGAGATGCCTCTGAGTTAACCGATGTCGTTACTAGGAATCGCGTCCCTAGCAATCTGCTCCAGCCGCGCCGCATAGGCGTTGCGCTCGGGATTGAACTCGTTGCTTAGCCGCGCGATTTCCTGAAGAGCCGCCAACATCTTGGAGTGCTCGGCGTCTTTATCCCTCATGACTTGCTCCTAGTTGGGACGGTGAGCATCCGCACATCAGCTCGCCGGTATATTGATGGGCTGTCATGCGATGGCAGACTGGGCATTCCCCAGCATATGGGCCGGCTTGCTGCTCCGGCGTGCACGGGTTCAGATGACGGGCATCGATCAGCGCCGAATATCGCGTGGCATGATCATCGCCCGCAGAATCAGCCCAGCATTTCTCGCAACTGCTCATTGGTTGGACAAGCGACGTGTCGGCTTCTTCAGCTCCCTCAGAACCGTTCGCGCCATATGTTGCACCACGATTAGGCCGATGCCCGCGCTCGCGTTCCCGTCGCCCACCTTCCGCAAGTACTCGTATGTCGCTGGTTCGAGCATGAGGTTCACACGCCGCTTCTTCTCTTTGCCTTGTTTCGGTCTGCCTGCTGGTGCCATCGGTGTCTCCTGAGTTCGGAAACACTATACACACCTAATTCGATAATGTACACACGTAATTCACAATTTGCGTGTTTTCACCGGATGCGGCACCCCGGGCTCAAAACTGGTCCAGAGGAGGAGCAGCATGATCAGTCTCGAACTTCCCATGGTCAAACAGCATCACCTCCCTTCTGAGCTTCGGACACGGTTGGAGTGTAGCTAGCAGCGTTGAGAGCTGCGGCGATCTTCTCAGCCCTGGCTTTGTCATCTTCAAGTGTGCCGCCTTCGATGCGAATCTTGTGCGGGCCGAACCAGCCCCACGAGGCATGCGGCTTTCCGTAACAGACCGACACCTCAAAGCTGCCGCGAGATCCCTTGGCCTCAGCTACCCACTCAGCCATCGTGGCTACCTTCTGCGCTGGGAGGTAACCACACGCGATCGCATGTCCGGCAGATCAGAATCTTGCCTTCGGTTTCGCGGTCCATGGGGTTACCTCCAAAGTCACCTTCGCCATGATCATGCCACCAGCCGGTC